CTGAAACATCTACTGTATGATTATTTTGAACTTGTACTTTATTGATTGGTTCATCTTGAGTATAAGAACTTTCAGCATGTGCTATTAAAGTAGATTGAGAATGATCATACGGTTCTGCAAATTCCATATCTTTACTAGATATGAAAGTATGCATATACATAGGATCAGTAGGTGTAACACCAGTGATAGTTGTAGCATTACGTACGGTTATAATACCAGTAGCTTTACCTGATATACAGGAAACAATATTTTCCGCCAAATGATTATATGTTCCAATACTATTTACTGGTCTAGGTCCAAATTCATTAAAATTACCTGCACCATAACATTTTGCAAACACTTTATCATGATGAAATCCAACATCTATTGTTATACTTCTATCCTTTTCAAGATCGAGAGTTGTGATATATTGTTGATTTAGAATAGTAGCTCTGTCGCGTCGATCAAGATAACTAGTAGTACCATTAGGTTCATAAATAAATACGAGTTTACCTCTAGTAAAAGAACTAGCAGTAAAGTCAAATCTATAAGAAATGGTTCCTCTCCAAAAATTATACAACATTGCTACTTGGGATAATGGAGTCATCTGAATGAGTACCTGTGTACTTTTTTGCCACGCAGGACCTATCATAGGGGTAATTGGTAATTCAATATAATTGTCAGTATAAGGAACTTTATTGGACATAGCTCTGGTATCTATTAAAGTAGGAATTGAGGTAAGATATTTATGTGCTAGGGAATCATGATTACCAGATCCACAAATATCATTCATCAAAGCAACCTCTTGTTTTGGATCACAAGAAAGTTTATACGCAGTGTCGCGACCGACAATTGTCGCGCCATTTGAGAATAAAACTTGTTTTGCAAAACTAGGAGGTTCTACATTTAAAGGTTTAGAAAATCCAAACATAAGAGCAATTCTAGATATAGCAGTCGCAGCAATAGTAGTGGCTTTGGCAAAAGTAGATATTACAGGAATATCTTCTAATTTTTCAGCCACATTAGAAATTGAAGTAGCAACGGTACTAATGGGATTAGTCATAAATTCAGATTCAGCATCAACATCGATACGTGTGTTGGTAGGACCAGAAATATCGACATTTTCCATCCATGCATAAATTGTTAATATAGGATCTTCTTCAACTACAGTTGATTGAGAATGAAATTGAGCTAGTGTAGATATACAAATTCGCCCCATAGAAATAAAATCATTATATGGAGTTGCATTATTAATTATATTAGGACTACTAGTATTAAACAGTTTAAGAGATTGCATGGGATGTATAAAAGGTAAATTAAGTTGTACATCATCATCTTGACCAGCATTAACATAACATATTTGAGGACTTTGAGATAAATAACAATTTCTTGAAACAATACCTGGAGCATTGGT